AAGAGGCAGCGATTGAAAAGGCTTATGCTGAGAAGTTCTTAAAGTTGAAGGAAGCAGGCATTGAAGATGATGGCAGCCTTGAGGAAGCAAAGAATACAGAACTTAAGGCAATTGATGACAAGTACAAAAAAGAGCAAGCAGAAAAGGATGCTGCTTTTGAAAAGCAATTAAATGACATCCGTACTCAGATCAGACTTGAAGGAATTATAGATGAGAATGAGAAAGCACGGGAGCAGATCCTGATTGAGTATGAAAAGCAAAGAGCAGAGGTACTTGAGAATGAGCAATTGACAGCCGAGCAAAAGACTGACTTACTTAAAGCCCTTAAAGATCAAGAAGATCAAGCACTCAAAGCCCTTCAGTTGACTATCGATCAGCAGAAAGCAGCGGATGATATCGCAGAACTTGAAAGGGAAATGCAACAGGCTGACCTTTCATTTAAGATTCAAAAGGATTTGCTAGATAAAAAGGCGGCATTGATTGAGGCTTCCTATACTCAGGGATTGATCTCTGAAAAGGAATTCACCGAACAGATGAAAGCCAACTCAGACGCAAGATCAGAACTAGATAAGGCAGAGGTGGAAGCAAAGATGCAGAACGCTTCTAAGATTGCAGGCCTATTAGGTGGCCTTTCTGATCTAGTAGGAAAAGAGACTGCAGCAGGTAAGGCTTTTGCAGTTGCACAGGCTACAATTGACACCTATCTAGCAGCACAGAAGGCCTATCAGTCAATGGTAGGTATCCCTGTAGCAGGCCCAGCATTGGCAGCGGTGGCGGCAGGTGTGGCTGTGGCAGGCGGTATAGCGAATGTTAGAAAGATTTTAAGCACCAAAGTACCAGGTGGTGGAGGTGGTGGTGTATCCGCTCCTTCAATTTCAGGCACTGCACCTGCTGTGACTTCAGCAGTTCCTACTTTGGGGAATAGCCCTGTGACAGCACTAGGTCAGGTGATGCAGAATCAGCCTCCACTTAGAGCCTATGTAGTAGAAAGCGAAGTGACAGGAACTCAGAAGAGGGTAGCAGACATTGAACGCAGAGCAGGTTTTTAATACTTACAATTATGGAGAAGAAACTACCCTTGTATGAAATGATGATTGGCGATACTACCGAATCGGAAGAGGAAGTAGATTTCATTGCCCTAGTAGAATACCCTGCAATTCAGAAGAACTTCCTTGCTTTCAAAGATCAATTTGTAGAGCCAGGAGCAACCGAATCAAAAGAGGAGTTCCTACCTAGATGCATAGAATATGTCATCAATGAAGGTAAGGAATCGGATCAGGCTGTGGCTATTTGCTCAAATATGTGGGAAGGTAGATTTCAAGAAGACTCCTACAATGACTACCCACAAAGTGCAAAGGATAATGCAGAAAGAGGAATCAGATTGAATGAAGAACTAGGCAACAAATGTGCAACTCAGGTAGGAAAGGTCAGAGCAACTCAGATCATGAAAGGAGAACCACTTTCTAGGGAGACCATCCGTAGGACTTATTCCTACCTTAGTAGAGCAGCCGAGTACTACAACCCTGAAGACACAGAAGCCTGTGGCACTATCTCCTACCTTTTGTGGGGTGGTGAGCCTATGCTTAGATGGGCAGAAAGCAAGATGAATCAGGAAGATTTTCGGGCTGTAGGATTTAATCAATTCAGCATCCAAAACCCTGAGCAAAGAATCGTTACAGGGCCGTTAATGATTGCCGATTTGCCGATCTACAGAAGGGATGCTGATGAAGAATACTATGTAACCTTTTCGGCTGCTGAGATCAAGAAGATAGTGCAGAGATTCTTTAAGAAAGGCTACCAAAGCAAGGTAAATGTAGAACACTCTACCCCTGTAGATGGGGTATTCATGTTCGAATCCTACATCATTGATCGGGAGAAAGGCATCATGCCACCAAAAGGATTTGAGGAAGTGTCCAATGGTTCTTGGTTCGGATCTTTCAAAGTGGAAAATGAGAAGATTTGGGAAGAGGTGAAAGCAGGTACTTTCAAAGGCTTTTCAGTTGAAGGACTTTTCCGATATGAGAAGACAAACCAGGTGATCACGGAAGAGGAGCAGATCATGAATCAGATTTTCAAAATCCTTTCACAAATTGAACAATAAAAACCTATTCAATATTTATAATCATGAACGCAAAAGAAGCACTAGTACAGATTAAGCAACTCCTTTTCTCAGAAGCAGAAAAGCAGGCTGCCTTCGCAATGACCGAAGGTAAACTAGTAGATGGCACAATCGTAGCCTATGACCTTGAGACAGGTGAGATCTTTGTAGTAGGAGCAGAAGGTGAAAGCATCCCTGCACCTGTTGGAGAGCATCAACTTGAAACAGGCGAAATCGTAGTAGTCCTTGAAATCGAAGTTGAGATTGAGGCTGCTGCTGAAGTACCTGCTGAAGAACCTGTGAAGGATGAAGCAATGGCCAAAGTAGAACAGGCCATGGGTGACCTTGAAAAGAAAGTTGAAGAACTTGCTGCCAAGGTAGAAGAAATGGCAAAGAAAAATGAGGAGATGAAGCAAGCAGTTCAGTTGTCTGCTGTGGTTATCGAATCCCTAGCCAAAGAACCAAGTGACAAAGCAATCTCTGCTCCTAACTCTTTCCACAAGGCAATCAAGGTAGAGAAGGAAGATCGCTTTACAAGTATTCAAAAAGCATTTCAAATTTTAAAACAAAAATAAAATGGCCTTAGATTTATCAGCATTAACTAACTATGTGAAGGAGAACGAATTGCAGTTGACATCTGCTGCAATCTTCTCAGCAAAAACTGCTTCCCTTATCGAAGCAAGAGGAAATGTCCAGGTGGGTATCAAATCTGCTGAGACTATCAACATCATGACTACCGATGCAGTATTCCAAGCAGGTGGTACTTGTGGTTTCTCTTCTAGCGGAACTACTACCATCACTCAAAGAACACTTACTGTAGGTAAGATCAAGATTCAAGAATCAATTTGCCCTAAAGCATTCGAGGCTAAGTACACTCAGAAGGCTTTGCGTGAAGGTTCTACTTATGACTACATGGCTTATGCTACCGAATACACTGCACAGAAAGTGCAAAGAATCGGTGCTGCTTTGGAAACTGCTTTGTGGCAGGGAAACACTGCCTCTTCTGATGGTCAGTTGAACAAATTCCAAGGAATCGGTACTATCATCAATGCCCTTGGCTTTGGTGGTGCAGGTGATCCAATCAATGGAAACTCTGCAAACGTTACTACCTTGACTTCTAGCAACGTGATTGCTGCTGTTGATGCAGTATTTGCTGCCCTTCCTGCTGCCCTTTTGGACAAGGATGATGTGGTTATCTTCTGCGGAAACGATACTTTCAGAGAGTATGTAATCGCTTTGCGTGATTCTAACCTATTCCACTACCCTGTAGATGCAGCGAACATGGAACTAGTAGTACCAGGTACTGCTATCAAGTTGATCGGTGTGAATGGTCTTAACGGAACTGACTACCTTTTCGGACTTTCTATGAGCAACCTTTACCTAGGTACTGATATGCTTAACGAGCAGGATCGTTTCGAATTGTTCTATGCAAAAGAGGCTGACGAAATGCGTTTCGTAGTTGAATTCAAAATGGGTGTACAAGTAGCCTTCCCTGACGAAGTAGTGTTCTGGAAGAAGTACGTTGCTCCTTAATTTGAATTAAAAAAATCGGGGAAGGTGTTATCCTTCCCCATTCACACTTTAAATAGATAAAAAAATATGGCTTGTGCATTAACTCAGAACTATACCCTAGATTGCAAAGATTCAATCGGTGGTATTAAGACGTTGTGGTTTGCAGCCGTAGAAGATATTGCATCTTGGACTGGTTCAGGTGGCACTTACACAGGTGTTACCATGGACAGCGGAAAGTATTTTTGGAAGTATGATCTTGTAAAAGAATCTTCCAACTTTGCTGAGGCTGTAAATACCAATGTTCAGAATGGCACTGTATTCTATGCTCAGACTTTGGAGATTATCCTTAATAAATTGCAAGTAAATACCCGTAATGAGATCCTCCTTTTGGCTAAGAATAGACTTGTTGCTATTGTAGTAGACAATAATGATAAGGCATGGGTTCTTGGTGAGGCAAATGGCCTTGACTTTACAAGTGGCGGATCAGGAACAGGTACTACTTTTGGTGATCGTAACGGATACACATTGACCTTCACAGGCAATGAGAAAGAACTAGCACCACTATTCACAGGAACTCCTCCTGTAGACTAAACATTTGGTTTGTAGTTTATGTGAAAAGCACCTTCCTAGTGAAGGTGTTTTTTTTTGTGTACATGGGTCACCTATTTTGTATTTATGTGTATGGTTATTATTGAAAAAGGAGAAGCAAGCACAATCTACATAGCCCTATTTGATAAAAGGGAAACAAGCAGCGATACCTATACCTTTCTATTTCAGCACGAGGTTACAAAGGAAGAGGTGACATTAAGCCTTGCGGATGTCAGTCAATCAAAGGAAAGATACTCAGAATTCAATATCCTTGAGGCATCATTCCAAAATAGCACTGTAGGCTTTTGGCGGTACTATGTAACCCAAACGGGAAGCGGTGCTGATATCATTGCCACAGGAAAGATGGAATTGACAGCAACAAACCTAAGCACTGCAGGAGTGGTCAGATACAATGGCTACAATGGTAACTACAAAACATACACAACAGCATGATAAAGTTTTTCAAATTTGATCAAGTGCCTTTGCCTATTTACAAGGAAGTAAAAGGAAAGGATTGGATTTACTACGGGGAGCGTAATGACTACCCTAACTACCTGCTTCGGATCTACAATAATTCAGCCAAGCACAATGCAATCGTAACGGGTAAGGTAGACTACATCTGTGGGAATGGGTGGTCAGTAAAGGCTGAAGATGAAATGCAAAAGGCCAAGGCCTACGGCATGATCAATAAGGTCAATTCATCAGATGAATCTTTGAATGAGTTGACAAAGAAGTTGACTACCGATATGACCATCTTTGGAGGCTACTATCTCCAGGTGATTTGGACAAAAGCCACAGGTGAGATCGCAGAACTTTATCATGTTGACTACTACAAGGTCAGAACCAATGCAGACAATAGTGAATTCTATGTGTCCGATAATTGGATCAAGAATGACAACGTCAATCCAAGACCTGACTATGAGGCTTTCCCTGCCTTCGATCCAAACAATAGAACAGGGTCGCAGATTCTCTACTTTAAAGAATACAGAGCAGGAGCAAATACCTATTCCCTACCTGACTATCGGGGTGCGATATCCTACATTGAACTAGATATTTCAATCGGTGAATACCACCTGAACACCATAAACAACGGAATGTTTTCAAGCAAGTTGATCAACTTGAATGGAGGTAAGGTAAGCCAGGAGGAGGAAGATCGTATTGAAAGACAATTCAAAGATAAATTCTCAGGATCAAAGAACGCAGGTAAATTCATGCTTGCATTCAATGACAGCAAAGAGAATGAGCCTTCAATCGTAGACCTTTCAGGTACTGAACTTGATAAGCACTTTGACTTGCTAAATAAGACAGTACAGCAAGAGATTTTCTCAGGACACAAGGTCACAAGCCCTATGCTTTTTGGTGTAAAGACTGAAGGTCAACTAGGCGGTAGAGCAGAACTCAGAGAAGCATCTGAACTATTCCAGAACACCTATGTAAATGCCAAGCAAAGAAGCCTAGAAGAGACTATTAACTACCTATATAAATTCAATGATCTGACAGCCCTTCTTGAATTGAGAAAGACTGAGCCTATAAACTTTGAATTTAGCGAAGCGATTATCTCTGCTAACATGACGCAGGAAGAGATCAGAGAAAAACTAGGGCTTTCTCCTATCGAAAAGAAAGAGACAGCAGGATCTCAGGACATCATCAATTCCCTGAACAGCCTTTCTCCTTTGATCGCTACCAAGGTAGTAGAATCTATGGATGTGAACGAATTGCGAGGCCTTATCGGGTTACCAATTAGACAGGAAATAGTAACACCTACGGCAATCAATGAAGCACCTGTAGGACAGCCTGATGCCTTTGCTGACCATAAGCATTTGAACTGCTCAATCTCTGAAAAAGATGCCGAGATCCTCAAGAAGTTTGAAGGCAAAGGATTTAGCAGAGACAGGTTCAAAATCCTAGAATCAAATAAGATGTTCTTTTCTTCAATGGAAGAATTCGTAAAGGAAGAACTCTTTGCTGAGTACATCTTGAATGAAGTGCAAAGAAACATCTTGAAGCAGATTCAAAGCAATCCTGCTGCTACTGTTCCCGATATTGCAAAGGCTACAGGAATAGATGAGGCTTCTGTGATTGGTCGAATCAATACCTTGATTGATGACAATGTAATTGAAGAGAAGATTGACAGGGTAGGTCAGGTGACTAGAAAGATCACTAGATCAGGGTAAGCAGCGATCAAAAGACTTGAGCCTGTGACTTCTTTCCGAGTGCTTTACTCATATGAAGAACGCAAGAATGTTCCTCCTGCTGAAAGCGGAAGCAGACCTTTGTGTGATAAGTTGTACAATGCTGAAGGCCCAGGGAAAAGCCTGTTATTTACACGGGAAGAGATTCAAAACATCTCCAATCAACTAGGATATTCAGTATTTCAGTTGTGTGGTGGATGGTATAGAAATCCAAATACAGGCAGAACTACCCCATACTGCCGCCATGAGTGGGTAAGAAATGTAGTAATTGAAAAGACAAGCCGATGAGTGCAAATGTATTAATGATCAGTGAGCAGTCTTTCAAAGATTTCACTGTAGCCTCCGCAAATATTGACCTGAAGAACGTCACGCAAGTAATCAAGATGACTCAGGACAGGTACATTCATCCCATTCTAGGGACTGCTTTGTACGATAAAATCCTGACTTTGATTGTGGCAAACACTATAGGTCAAGGAGGCAATGCTGTCTACAAAACTTTGCTTGATTCCTACATCACGGATACACTTTTTAACTATGTACTAGGTGAATTGCCTATGGCATTGCAGTACAAGTTTGTGAATAAAGGGGTAGTGAAGCGGAAAAGTGAGAACATTGAAGAGCCTACCTTCGCAGAATTGCAATCCATTTCTCAATACTACAAGGGATATGCTGAATGGTATGCTGAAAGGACTATCAATTATTTGTGTGCCAATTCTACCCTATACCCTGAGTACTTGAATCCAGGTAGTGATGTGACTACCATTCAGCCTGTGAGCAATCAGTACAAGGTAGCAATCAATCTAGGTAGGGGTGACTATGAAGATCCGCGACCATACAGCGAAAGATACCAAGGAAACAGATATAAAAAACCTTTCTAAAATGGCCTATTCCAAGAACGAAAAAAAACTCAAGGA